TTGGCAACGAGGTTTCGTAAGGCCACGTCATAGCCTCTACCCATTCACCAGCCACGATATCTACGTTGTGTTGGAGTCGAATGTCACGGTCGCCCGAACGAACGTATCCCCAAAGGGCTTGCTGTAACTCGTTGGGGTCAGTCCACTCGCCGTGTGCGTCTGACGAGTATGGAACGTACCAAGGTCCGAGCGTGTAGCGCAAATCAGCATCTTTACGAAGAGTTCCCGGGATTGAGTCGTCTTCAATCGGCTCGCCAAACTCGGTAAGGGGTTCTGGCATTTGCTCGTCAAGGATAGTCATCGTTTCGGGGAGTTCTGGCTCTACCGAACCACCCCATTGAGTTGAGTCAACGTGAACCGAGCCTGATGCGGGCTGTGATTTCAGCATTGGGCCACTAGCGAGCGAGTCACGGCTCGGTGCGGAGTTTGGGTCGGTGAGCGGTGCGCCGTAAGTTCCATCTGCGTTTACTTGCATACCAAATGGGTCAGAGTAATCCGAAGACGAGTCGTCGGTTATTTGGTCGCCGTAAGCGAGGCTCTGAACTTTGGAAACCTCCGGGTTAGCCATAAATGAGGCCGTTTCAGCAGAAGAGCGAATCAGGACTGGAACAATATTGAACTTGCACCAGCCATCGCTTACGCACGAAACCGCTACCCAGTCACAACCAGCCTCGCCAGATGCGATGCAGTTACCGCACGTTTGGCCGCTTGAGAGGTACGGGGAGAAGTCGGTGTAGTTGGCATCAGTCGTGGGGATGCGGCCGATTTCCGAAACGATTTCGTCAAGGTTTTCAGCAAGTTCGATTTGCCACGGGTCAAGACCATCGCGCCAGTTTTCGCCCAAGATTCCGCTACTGCTACTTCCCGTGCTACTAGATGATTCCGAGCCCTCGTCTACGAGGTTGCTTAGGAATCCCGAACCCGACGAAGAAGAACTTGACGATGAACTAGAACTTGATGAACTAGAACTTGATGAACTGCTAGATGATGACGAGGAACTACTTGACGAGTCATCGCTCGACGAAGACGAGGAACTACTGCTTGATGAAGAACTACTGCTTGATGAAGAACTACTGCTTGATGAAGAACTTTCCATACTCATTTCAGCAGAGTGGCTTGACGACGAACTCTCCGACTCTTCGGATGGGGCTACTGGCGTAGGGTTCTGAACGGCACTAAGGATTGAGGCAACTGTATTTGGGTCAAGTTGTACCTGCACCGCGCCGTCGTTGGGGATATCGGCGGATGGGGCTACGGGGCTTGTGTTGAACGTAAAGGGGAATCCAACTGCCTTGTCTAGTGGGGCGCACATATCAACTTGGTTGGTTGAGCCGCAAATCAAACAGGCGTGGGAATCACCAAAAGGGTTGGCACTCTTGACAAATGGGTGCTCAACTGAAGCCAAACCCTTAGCAACGTTGCGAGAAATAAGGCGTTGTTCTGCCCCGGCAGATAGAACTTCGTCGGGATTTCCAAATACCTTGTTGGCGAGTCGTTTCCAAATTGGGGAGTTATCCTTGATTTCATCGTTGGGAACCAAGACAACCTCCATTTCACCATCGCCCTTAGAAACGGCCATAACATCGGCGGTCAAGTAGCCCTCTTTGATAAGGTCTGCGGCACCCTCACGAACACTTACGTTGAGGTTGTGGTTCTTGATAATGTCGCCCAAAGCAACATCAGCAACGACATCAAAGATGCTTACTTGTGACATAGCCGACTCCTTGTGGATTTTCTAGACATTACTTTACCCTACGCTTTCCAAATCTCTAATTTGAGCGTGGGCGTTTTGCGGCTTTGAGTGGTGATTGTATACGAAGAAGACTATTTGCACTCTTCTTTTTTTGATGGCGCGCGCTTACAAAGAGGATTCGCTTCACGAAGTCGTGCCTTGATTGTTCGTAAGCGGACCGTTTTGCCCGGTCGTGTTCTTTGTGTTGCCCTTTGCCGATGGTGGCACTTGACCTGTTTCGCCGGGATAGCCGTGACTGCTGATATCCGCTTGTAATCCCGAACCGCCCGATTGGTCGTTGACACCGCCCTGCGGGTTTTGGACTGGACCGGCGGTGGCATCGCTTCCACCAGATACGGGGCTCTTGACTCCGATAAATGGGTGCTTGCCTTCCATAATCTGCTGTTGGGCAAACTGTCCACCATCGCCATAGCGTAGGTTCTGTGCCATACCATTTGGCTGTGACATAAAATCAGGCAGACCGGCGAGTTCACGCAGGAAGTCTTCAAGGTTGTTGTCGGGCGTAATCAACTTGTTTTGGGTAAGCGTTCCCAAGAATCCGCCGAGTTCTTGTAGGTCAACTGCTGTTACCTGACCATATGAAAGGGTCGGGCAACGCTCGGTGTCATAGCCGTTGAGGTTCATCAAGCGTGGAATAGCGTGGGAGTTGAAGACCTCGGCAATCAGCCGGACCCACGACTCTACGGCGGCCATAAACAACTCGATTTTGGAAGTACCAAGCGAAAACGAGCCAACGCTCTCGTGACCCAACATAATAAAGTCGGCCAAGACAGTCATTGAGATTTGCTGGTTGTAGCGAGAGATAATTTGGTCGGTGTTGAACTGTCGTGCGCCACCGCTATTCAGCAACTTAAAGTCAATAAGTTGCTTGCCATTTTCGTCAAAGAGGGTCGGCAGAATAATGCCTTCGGTTTCATTTCGCTTGACATTACGCACGATTGTCTGCATCGCGCCCAACGCCATCTTTTCAGCAGGGGTGGCGGTAGAGCTCAACCACTCGGCAGGAACGTAAGCAACGGGAAGACCGGCAAGGTCACGCTCAACGCCCACCGCCTCAAACTCTTCGATACGACGCTTGTAATACCACGACTTAAACGCATTACGGAGAATTGAGCGACCTTCGGGGTTTCCACGAGCCGCCGTAGTACGAAACAGCAAACCCTTTTCGACGGGGATTACGTTGAGGCGACCAGTCGTGGGGTCACGCTGGATAAACGCCTTGATGCCACCCGATTCGTCAAACTGCCACTGCCAAAGTGAGTCTTGGGCGCGCATAACAATCTTGCGCCACCCAATCTTGTTGTCGGAAAACTTGGAACGCTTCGAGGGGTCTTTCTGGTTTGGACCCTTGCGCTGTTTGTAGACAATCTCAAAGAAAGCAAAGCCGTAGGGGAGGAACGAGAGGATAGCAATCATCAACTCGTGCCACGAGTGGCTCATATCGTCCATACACTCCTGAACGAAGTTTGCCGCTTCCCTATCAGCATCGGTAGGCGTAGTGCCTTCTGCGTCATCGTAGGGGTCTACACGCCAGTCCACTTGGAGAATGATGCGCTCGATAGCGAACAGCATCGCACCGATAACCGGGTCGTTTTCGGACATATCCCGATACGCAATAAGGGCTTGTCGGCCTCGTAGTTGCGGGAGGATATCGTCAATGACGAATCCACCCGTGCGCCAAAGACCTGACGCACCGAGTTCAGCAAAGTTATTTACCCTATTCTGGTCGTCGGGCATCTCTACTCCGTATATCTATGAACTTGCTGGCTTCTATAAGGCTACTACCCTTTTTCATCATTGAACTAATACGCCTACGTTGCGATGGTGAGTGGCCACCCCAAACGCCAAATGCTTCGTCAATCCCATAATCTAGGCACTCATATCTCACCGGACACTCAAGACACATCTTTCGTGGGGCGATAAGGTGATTTCCGCCGTGCGTTCCGGCCTCGGGGTAGAACTTGTCAATATGGCAAGCGTCGCCAGTGCGACAAAGGGCAAACTCTTTCCACGGCGGCCCAATAAACACCTTGAGCAAGTCTCGCTCTAGGTAGATATAGTCGGGCAGTTCCTCTTTCTTCTCAAAAAACNGGGCGAACTCTTCCATCTAGTCGCCCTCGTAAATTGAGCAGAAAGCCAAGAATCGTATGGCTTGCGACTCACTCCACCCGGCCTGAATCATCGTTTGTAGCGTGTGCCAAAGCCCGTGGAACGTTTCTACGGCATCAAGTTGCGAGTTTTCCAAATCAGCAAACCCACTTATGGGGTCGGTTGAACCCGTGATGTCTTTGTCGAACTCGTCGTCGTGCTGGTTTGGAAGGTCCACGTTTGGAAATGCTACAGCATCTAAAAGCGTGTTTGTGTTCTAATACAGGAAAACCCCTAAGCCGAATCCACTACCTAAGGAGATAGAGATATGGATTCGACTTAGGGGCTGATTTGATTAGCGTTGCCGTGTGGCAATCACTATCAACTCTTTCGCCTAGAAGGGTTCTTCGTCAGTAAAAGAACTCTGAGCAGGTGCTTGGCGCGATGATGCGGGGACAGAACCACCCTCGCTCTTGTTGCCGACAGACTTCGTGACCTGCGCGGTGGCCCAACGCAGGTCGGGTCCAATCGCCGTAGCACGGATACTGTAGGCGGTGCGCTTGACACCTTCCTTGTCTTCGTAGGCGCGTGAAGTCTGTGAGCCAGTCACGATAACGCGCTGACCCTTCACGAGCGAATCGGCAAGGTTTGTGGCGTGTGAGCCGATAACGGTGCAGTCAAAGTATGATGTTTCACCATCAACCCAGTTGCCATCGGCGTCCTTCTTACGGCTACCGACTGCGACAGTAATGTTGCAGTAAGCATCTCCGCTATTGAAGAACTTTACTTCGGGGTCGGAGACAAGATTGCCTACGACCGTAATGGTTGTATCGGACATTGAAAGTCCTCTCTCTCTACTATTTACAGCATTTATGCTCGCAACTCAAATAAGATTGCGAACGGCTCTAATTGTATCAAGTGAACGCTTTACTTGTCCAGCCCTTTGATAAGAAATCTCTCGGCGGATTTCGGATTTATCCATTCCGGTTATGTCTTCTATCCAATCAACGGCGTCATTCAGCATCGCTAAACGCATCGTATCAAGGTTGATAGCGGCGCGAAGCCCCTCTTCTAGTGCGATTACTTTTGTCTCTACTTCTGTGATTGGATTTGCTTCCATAGGGCTACCTCTGCCCTACGATAACACGACCTAAAGCAAGAGGTGACTCAACTACAAGTAATCAACTACACGATATTGCGATGTGACGCAGCGAGGGTGCGTAGCCCGTCCATATTGGTCTTAGCGGCGGCCAAAGCCTCTCGTAGTGTGGAGAGATTGTTTCGAGCGAGCAAGGCCGCACGACGCAAATCAGCAGTGGCTACGACTGCCGTATCGTCAGTAGCCGGGGCGGTAATCTTCTTGCCCTCTTCGTTGGCGTTGTATCGGGCGAGTAATCGTTGTTGAGCGAACGCCGTTTCGTAGTCGGCTTCAGCAATCGCAGCGTCGTGACCTGCCGCGCGAATCTCGTCGGTCAACGTTTCAATATGGTCTTCCAACTTCTCGATTCGCTCTTGGATTTCACCTTGCGATAGCATCGCATCTCCTTTGATATGACAGAACTCCTAGAGGACACTCTAGCCTCTAGGAGTTCTGAACACAAGTTAGTTTGTGACTATTTGCTCGCCACACACGGGGGAGTTACAACGGAGTGGCCGCCCATAGATTGCCTCGTTTGCTTTCAGCAAATCAAGGTCAACGGGTAGGAGCTCGTCTTCGGGCGCACGGTTGTTCGGGTCGGTCAAACCGAATCGGTCTACACACGCTAGGCAAAGAAGAATCCCATTATTTGTGTATGCGACTGTCATAGTGGCACAACCTTAGCCGTTGCGAAGCCGTTGGCGTTGATTTCACCAAACGCCCCGTCACGCTTGTAGCCCCAACTGCCGAGTTTGTTATCAACGTTGACGAAGGCATCGTTCCAATCGCCTGCGGCCACAGTTGACTTCTCCGAAAACGGACCCGAGATGCCACCCTCAACGTCACGGATAAGCAACATCTCATACATCAACTTGAGGCCAACCATCTTGGGGGTGATAGCAATCTTGTAGGTAGCGTTGGGGGTCATTAC